AGAAAATGATGGCGGATCTCATTACTTTACGTCCCTTGACGGAAGTTGAAACTATTTCAGGGCAAGATGGAGTTAAATTCGTAGACAGTATGAAAATGTCCACCTCGAAGGGCTTTCCCTTATCTGGGAGTAAAGAGGAAATCATAAAACATTTAGATCCAGATGAATATGAGAATATTTCTGATCCTCGTATATTTGATGATATGTTTATGGACGATTGGAGGAAAGCTCGCCAATTGTATTTGGCAGGTCTTAGAACTTATCCAGTGTTCAAGGCGTGTACTAAAGATGAGCCCACGAAGCTTTCTAAGGACAAAGTGCGCGTATTTCAAAGTGCCCCACTAACCCTTCAGTGTATGATTAGACAATACTATTTGCCAATTGCGGCATGTATGTCTCGCAATCCGATTACGACTGAATGTGCGGTCGGGATTAATTCCCAAGGACCACAATGGAATAAGTTAATGAGACATCTCTCAAAGTTCGGAAAAGAGAGAATGGTTGCTGGCGATTTCAAAGCCTACGATCAACACATGTCTTCCACTATGACATCAATCGGTTTCTCCACCATGATTGAATTGGCCAAGTATTGCGAAGGCTATACTGAAGAAGACATCAAGATTATGTCCAATCTTGTAGCTGATGTCGTACATCCTGTGATGTGCGTTAATGGAGATCTCGTAGAATTATTTGGATCAAACCCGTCAGGCCAGAACCTGACTGTTTATATTAATTCTATCGTTAATTCCCTCTACCAGAGGTGTGTATTTTATACTATTTATCCTCCTGGTAGTTTAGAGACTACTAAGTTCCAAGATTATGTAGCTCTCATGACTTACGGAGATGACAATGAAATGTCTGTCTCCGCCAAAGCCCCTTTGTATAATCATACCTGTATGATGGAAGTGTACGCCTCTCGAGGCATTGAGTACACTATGGCGGATAAGGATGCTGAATCAGTCCCATATATTAATTTAGAGGATGCTGATTTTTTAAAGCGTGCGACTATCTTCCGCCCAGAATACTCTGATCCAACTACTGGGGAAGAAGGTATGTATATTGCAAAGCTCAGTGAAGATTCTATTTTCAAGAGTTTACATTGTAATATGTTATCAAAGGTTGTGTCTAAGGAGGAGATTGCTCGCCAGTGTTTAGATGGAGCACTCCGTGAGTTGTGGTTTTATGGTAGAGAGCATTTTGAAATGCGTCACGAACAGTTCAAGAAGATTGTTGCCGACCATGAATGGCAACATGTCATTTCGCCAAACTTCTATAAAACATTTGATGAACGTGAAGAAGAATGGTTAGAAAAATATAATTTAGTACGTACATGTACTTAAATTCAAATGACCGC